TTAAAAATTCTACCAATCTAATATCTGTACTTGCTACTTTTACCTTTGGAGCAAAACTATTTCTAGATTTACTATTAGGTATAAGCCCTAAATATCCTTCACCATCTATGATACCTGCTGTATATGCGAGAAGCTCTTTTCTTGTCATACACTCATTATACCATAGTGAGAATATAATGTCTAACTTGCTGAGGGTTATCATTTCAGACTTTCCCCGTTAATTAGAGAGTATTTATTTTTTAAAGTGCAATTTAGCTCTTGGTATTATTCACACATTACTGTGTGTGGAGACATGGTCAATTATCTCCGGAATAAAAACCGCTTCGGTCGTGGTCGTCATTTGGTCTGTACCAAGTGCCATATTATTTTGTCACCTCCTTTGCTTATAGGTCTCCCGCCTGAGCAAGTTTAAGAATCTTTTCGCGATTCCTTTCATACTCGGCTGGGGTCATTTTGGCGATATCTTCCCTGGAGAGCCCGCTTGGGGCACCTTTTCGGGCAGGTTTCGCCGGACCTTCGGAATAAGGAGCTTTATTTTTCATGAGTTCCTTGACATGATAGTCAGTTAACTCATCTTTATACAGATTTTCGTAGGCTGCTTCGGGGTTGAGGATTCCAGTCTTTCGAATGTGATCCTCTATAACCTCTCGGTCATACCGTGGTCTGCCGTCCGTACCTGTAAATTTGCCTTCAAGACGATCGTGAGTCTGATTCAAGATCATTGAGTCCGAAAGTTGTTGCAGCTTTCTATCCAAAACATCTTCATCGACAAATTTGAATTTGTCCCGAAGGGTTTGGGCTGCTCTTTGGGCATCTGTGCTAATCGCATCTTGATTTGGAGCCGGCGGTACAGATTGATCCGTACCTTTTGTCTCCATCTTTTTTAAAGCCTCGTTTTTTTCTCGGACTAACTGTCTGATACGATCTTGATGGCTACCTTTTAAAGTTCCCCACTCTTTAATAACCTCAGAATCTTCATCGGAAGGCCGTGACGCTGCTTGTGCGGAATCCGAATCATCATCTGTCTTTTCATCAGGTGACGAATCCTGATCGGTGTTATCATCTCCTTCGTCTTTATCGTCTAGGTCAAAGTCTTCGTCTGCCATACTTATCTCACCTCCTTTCTTACGTGTGGTGTCGTACACGAAACGTGTTTAATAGGCTTTTTACGTGATTACGTTCACGAATCGGACTCTATTAAACGGACTTAAATTTTCAATGTGCTAAAAATGCTCGCCCGGGCTATCCATGCCAGGGTATTCATCTATATGTCGTTTTTTTACAGGTGAACGATCAACTCCTGTTTTAATATCTTCTTTCCACTCTCCGCCATGCTGGACTAATACCGAATCATTACTGCCAGCAGTAATTTCGTTAGCGTATTCTCCGCCATAGCTTTTTCCTGTTGAACTTATATTTTTTCCGTAAGGCATCTATTCACCTCCCTTCTTCACTTATTCCCAACCTCTTAAAAGATTGGGATAAATGAACAAGTCGACTTGTTCACATTTAGCTTGCTAAGTCCCAAATAACAGTAGTTCTTGGTGAATCGGTATGAATCGAACCACCATTTAACGGTAATCCGCCATTTGGTGTGCCGTCTGAAAAGTCAATTTCTCTAACTCTTTCAATACCGGCTGCCGCAGTTCCTTGGGTAAACCTGAAAGCAGCTTCTCCTACCGCAACCGATCCCATACCAGAAGCGTGCCCTGGTTGGGCAATTGCACTGTGGAGAATCGTTATGTCTCCATCCGCAGGATCACCGAATATAATCTTTTTAACGATTACATCTTGATCTGCCGATAGAGCGAAATCGGTTGAATCGCCCGCACTGTTATCAGCGTTTATATACGTAAAATTTGCCATTTATTTATTTCACCTCCTTTTCCTAAGCGTGGTTTGAATTGTCCACGCGTCTTTGTGCATCTTCCGATGCCATTTTGAAATTTGATTTATTTTCTTTGTCTAAAAAGACAATTTGATCGTTTAGGTCAACCGGTACAACCTTATCGGCTTCTGTTGCCATACCAAGTTCTTTGTAATATTCTTTTTCGGACTTTAATTTATCTGCCGGTACCCTGTGGTATTTGTGCATTTTCACCTCATTTCTTTGGTCTCCAGCCTTGTTTATAAGCTTGAGCTACCCTTTCGAAATTGTTCCGTTTCTTTTGGGATTTAAAAGTCCTTATTTCACCTGACGACATTTTTAATTTATTCTTTCCTATTTTTGTCATACTCCTGGTAATTGTCCTCCACCCATTCCTGGTGGAGCTGGCGGTGGTCCCGGACTTTGAGCCCCCGGTGGAACTGGAGCTTGCTGTCCTGTGGGAACTTGCGAACCCTCACCGCCTGGGATTACTCCACCAAATCCTCCCGAAAGTTTGCTTTCTTTAAATACTTGGTGTTGTTCCATGTGATTTTCTACAAGTTCATCATTTTGTCCATGCCCTATTGCCTGATCGTGAATAATCAAATGAACATCATGGTCGTCTTCCATTTGGGCTGGCGGTTCTTTGCCTTCCGCCATCATCGCGTTTTCTTCTATAGCCAGTTCTTCATCGGAAACATTGGCACCCATTCCGCCTTGGGCTGGTACTCCTGTCCTTGCTTCAAGTAATCGTTCAAGTCGGGTTGATTTTAGAATTGATTTAATATCTCCAAATTCTAAATGCTGTAGTAAAGTATTCTGGTCAATTGCTCCCAGTTTAAATAATTCTTTAAGTTCTTCCTGGCGAGCCTTTTTTGTATAAGCCAGCCATGATCCGATAGTTACCCTAATTTCATTGTCGGCTCCGATTACGGCTATCGGGATTTTTGATCCGCCTACGGCTAGATCCGGTTTGTTTTTAAGGTTCGAATTCTTACCAACGGCCGCAAAGTATTCGTATTTTTTATCAGGTCCGACTCTTTTAATAACTTTAGATGTGGTGTAATGTTTTGAAACTAAGTTAAGAATTTTTTCACCGGCTTGAGTTAAAAATTCTTCTAAGTTATCGACAATCTCATCCTGACCCGATGCGTCTGCCTGTTTAAGTTCGGCTATACCGACTCCCGACTTTACTCCTGCGGGTACTCGACCCATTGATATTTCATGTACTCCCGAAATATCCTCCTGATAACTCCTAAAGTTGTTTAGTTGCTGGAAAGGAGCATTAGGTAAAGCTGCAATCGGTAAACTTGTTACTTCGGCTCCCCTGTTTTTTTCGATTATCTGTCCGTTTTCATTATTGATTGTCCGAACACCTGAATTTTTATCAATTACAAACCTGCCTTTGGCATATAAATGGTTATATTCGAATATATGAGATTCCAAGGCATCTATAACTCTGTTGATAGGAATGACATGCTTAGCCCATCCTTCCGAATAAATCTCGCTGGGTGCGGTTTCGGGTTTGTAAATAAACCAAGGGAATTCTTTCTCATCGACTACCTCATCTCTATGAACGGCATTTTCCGTATAGGTAACGATTCTCATTTGGATTTTGCCGTTTTCGTCTCTTTGTTTAATCCATGCTTCTTTAAGAAGTGTAGTTTCACTTTCTTCGGGTGCCGACCATTCATCGACATTCTTTAACGCCTGGATTAGAAACTGTTTATATTCGGAAACCGCTTTTGTTGTCTGGGCTTGAATTTTGTCGGTCTTTTCGTATCTTGGGTTGTTCTTAATTTCAGAAGTTGATTTTCTGGTAACTAAGATCATCCATTCGGCATCCTCCCTGCTGGTTGCGTTAGGGTCAATAATTAAATCAAACGGGTCAACAACCTCGATTCTGACTTCCCCTGATCCATTGTCCGCGTTTTCGTCCCACCATATCTGCCAGAGTCCTAAAGAATAAACAAGCCCGTAATGAACAATTGCCTTAATTTTGTTTCTTAGTTTTAATTTCTGGTAAAGTGCATCTAGTAACTCGCCTGAAAGTTCGGCATTGGCTATCGATCTTGGATCAGGTGTTTCAGGCAATACTTCCCATTTAGGCCTGAAGGCGGTCACACTTGACCTGATATTTCTAAGCTGCGAATTGATAAGATTGACGGGGATTCTAACCGCACCTTTTGTCGAAAATGTAAATGTGTGCGTTGATCTGTTGTATTTGGCGAAATGATACCCTCTTACAAACAGATCACGGGTTAACCATTCCCAGTCATATCTTCGCCTGGAACTAAGTCCAGACTTTTCCATTGTGCCAAGTTTTGTTTGCAGAACTTCTTCATCTAATTTCTCTTTTTGGTTTTCAGTTAGTTTTTCGGTTTCAGGTTCTTTAGAACGATTAGTCTGTTGTCTGATTTCTTTTTTTTTTGCTTCAGCCATGTTTATTGGTTAGTAAATTTTCCTTTGGTTATTGTTTCGCCTGTTGAATCTTCTATTTCCATATTGAAATCTTTGGGGATATGCATAGACATACCTTCATCCAAATCGAAGACATTGGGGTCGTTTTCCGCAATATTGTTTGGGGTTCCTTTGAATTTTAAATCGGTTAAATCACGGGCGAGCATTTTTTGTGATATATCTTTAATTGGTTGTTGGCGCTGTTGTTCCATTTCTTTTAAGGATTTATGAAATATCCACTCACGCCAAGCGGAAAATATTAAAAATATGCTAACTAACGCTAAAAATTCCATAAAAAAACCCGCAACATGTACAGAATTCTGTACTTTGCGGGTTATCCTGTTATCAGGTCCCTTAAAATTAAGTTAATAGAGTAAGGGTAAGCATTTATCTAGAATGAACCTTACTAACACAGGTAGTAGTTGCTTGGGTAATATAGCCATTCCTGTGAACCGCCTTTCTGCCCCTCGCAGCGTTCGGCGTGCCTTATCTTCCTACTCGAAGATTTATTCAGCCACTATTAACTTAATGTACTTAGAAAGTGGCTCGGCCAATCTGTCGTACGGCCACTAGTATCTAAACTTAGATTATCACTTATAGGTCTTTGGTGTCAATCTTTGTTTTATAGGTCGGTACTTGCTGGACCCTTTTTCTGATATCATCGCCTACCACATAATCAATGATTTTACCATCTTGGAGGGTGAAAATAAGCGTGACTTGGCCATAGGCACCCATGGCAGTCATTCCTTCCAATCTCTTTTTAATATCGGTACTGGCTTCCAGTACCCAGTGGTTTATTTCATTCTGCATATATTTGGTGTTCTTTATCCAGATTATAATTAGTATTTTGGGTCATTTCGTTGGTGTTTCTTCTGGCTTGTTTTTGGGTGAAAGGTACGCCGCCGGGTAGCCTTTGGGTTGGTTCAGGACGGGACATTATTAAGTAGCGCAACGCGTCAACAGTATGGTCTTTATATTTAACGGGTTTTTCAGGAGCGTTTTGTTCCTGGGAAATCATTTGTTTTTTCCAGCGGTAAGTTTTAAGTTCTTCGATTAAATTAGGGCAGTTTTTGAAAATGAATAATTTTGGCGAACCTTTTTGCTGGGTTATGGGGTTGATTCGGTCTTTTTGAATATGAAGGTATTCTTTGATTCTGTTAATTGAAGCTAGGACTTCATTGTTTGCGGGAACCAGTTGGAGTCCGTTATCCTCGTATTCTTCAAGTACTGACCATGGCATACCATTTTTTATCATGGTTTTAGCTCTGGTTGTCGGATCAATTACCCAAGTGGTTATATTATCGTCCCCTGTCTTTTCCCAGATTCTTCTGGCGTGTTCGGAGATTATTTCGTTGGCTTTGTAATACTCATCGTAGAGATAAATATTTTCATCAAAATCAATTGCTCCCCAAAGAACCGCGGTTGGGTTGACAAGACCATGGTCGATTGAGACTATACGTTCCCATTCATTGGGGATTATGAACGGGTTAATAACGTGAACTTTGTCGTCAAATTCTTCAAATACCTGTCCCATAAAGACATCCCATGAACCTGATACGTATCTTTTTACCCATTCGGGAGGATAGTTTTCTTCCAGGCGTTTTACGTAGTCTTTGGGGTTGTGGGGGTTGTCGTAAGTAGAGCCTTCTGTTAAGGATGAATCGTTGCGGGGTTTTCTTTTGAACCTGTCGTAAATCCAGTTATGGCCTTCATGGTTGCAGCCCACAAATCCGTAATGGGTGGGTACTCTGTTCAATCTAAGTCGTGAGATTAAAGTTAGAAATACATCGTATGATATTTCCTCGGCTTGGTCGATGAAAAACCAGCCGAGGTTTAGGGAGAGGATTTCTTTTTGGGAGATTTTGTCCAAGTGCCTGAAGATTACTTCGCTGCCGTTGTAGAGCCTGAGGTAGTTTTCCGACTCTTTCCATATCCCGCCGTTTTTGGGGTCGTACCAGTCGGGAGGAGTTATTTCAAAGAATGTTTTTCGGGTGGTGTCGCGGAGTTCGGGGTAGGTTAGTCTTCCTACCAGCCCGAAGTTGTTGGGCATGAGTTGGGATAGGAGAAGCCCTTTGACGCAACCGGCTAAAGTTTTGCCCGACCCGAAACCTCCCGCGTAGCAGGCAAACGGATGGCGGTCGAAGACGAATTCGTCTTGTTTGGGTAAAAGTTCGATGTTATTCATAATTCTCCTTGAAAATAGGCTAGGGCGTTCATTTGCAGGGAGTATTCAAGGACTTCGATAGCTTTTTGGATAGTGTATTCGTTGACGATTACGTTTTGTTTGTAAAAGGCGTGTTTGTTTTTTACCTGCCAGGAGAGGATGTTGTCTTTTAGTTCCCATTTGACTTTGGGGTAGAGTATTTTTAGGCGTTCGCGTTCGTAGGCGAAGATTAGGTTCATTTGGGTAAGATTATTTTGGGTACTTTTGGATGGATAAGTTTGTTGTGTTCTTTCATTTGATTGATGGCATCTTGTAGGTATTGGGTGGTTTGTTGCCAGTTGTTGAAGTATTCGGTTGATTTGGCTTTTTCTCTACGCCAGAGTTGCTTGTAGTTTGTTTTTAACATCGATGCTATTTTTATCGTTTGGATGTTTTTTTAGGTGTTTTAGGACGTGTTTTAGTTTGTTTTTTTCTCGGGTTTTGTTTAAGCGGTAACGATCGTATTTGGCTTTGTGTGATCTTTTGCTCATCCTATAGTGTATATGGTTTGAGTGAGAGTTTGGTGTAATAATTTTTCGTAGGGGAGGTAAAAAAATAGTATGGGGATGGAGAGTATAGATATAAGCAAAGATATAAAATTTCCACGTATGTTTATGTGCGAACCCACGTCCAGTCGATCGAGGGTACGGGGGGATACCTCGTGGGATGGGCTTTTAATAAAAGTAGGGTGTAACATAATCAAACTATATCATGCGTCGTAGAACGAATAGTGTGCGACACTATCATAGCTACAATCTAAGCTAAATTACGATTATAGGCTTTAAGATTACAACTCTGGCATACAATCGCTAAGTCATAGATAGTCGCACCATCATACTTCTTATGATGTATTTGTGGTTTCTTCATATTTCTACCGCACTCCTCACAATGATAGAAGTCCTTGCCAATTTTCTGCAAACAATACAATATATATTGTCGCATCGGATGTTTTTTATCGCCGATATTATCTACTCCATCTATTCTAGGCATTTCGCTTCCCTCTCTTTCGTGCCATGTGTTCTTTACTTAGTAACGGGTCGGGCTNCCAGTCGTTGGGGTTGATTGTTACCGGTTGGTTGGGTTGTTTGATGTTTGCTTGTTTATACGCTGTCATGACATCTTGACTGTCACTCTTTTGACTGTCATCTATATCTTTATCACTGACTGTCACATTAGGCTTGACTGTCACTTTGTGACTGTCACTTAACTCATGGATAGTGACTGTCAAAGCTGGATTACCCTCGACTGTCACAATACATGGCAAGAGTTTTAATAACTCTGTGACTGTCACTCTTTGCAATTGTCTGAAGCTAATTTTATTCATTCTATTTTAAACTTCCTCGACCTGTACGTCATCTTTTTTATTTAAAGGCGTTAAATCGGCGCTAGCGGGCTCGGTTTCCCCTGTTATGATAGGCTTTCTAAGGTTTTCGAGCTGTTGGGCTGAGGCTGTTATTCCAAGAATAGTGATGTGCTTGTCGCTACGCTCCTCGATGCGTTTGGTAGGTTCCCCGAGGATTCTATTTAAGATATCTTTCGCGCTTGCCTGTGCCACTCGTGCGTCCCGATGATTTAAATGACCGCCTAAAACCTTAATCGCCTTTAAAACATAACCTGTCAGCATTTCCCAGCTCTTGTTTTCTATGCTTCCTCTAATCTTGTCTTTAAGGGGTAAAACCTTCCTTTTTAGCCTCGCAAATTGCCTTCTTCTAACCGGCGATAATGCCAGGGCCTCTTCATCATTATCCGTCACCATAAGTGCTAATAACACTTGTTTTTCTTTGTCATTTAACTCTTGATACTCAAATTTAATTGCTTGCCGATTTGTGTCATCTTTAGGCAGTAAATCAACACTCCTGTTAAACCCGCCGGAGTTTGAAGTTATAGGGAGGTTGACTAAGTTTGGCATTATACGGGTTTTGTTGGGGTCTGAAATTATTATAAACTCTATGGGATAAAATGGTCAATTATAAACCTAACACTTAACCCCTTGACAATGGTTGTCTAGTAGTATAGACTCAAGATGTACCTTGAAACTCGAATAGCTAATAAGTGCCTTTGAGTATAAAGCGTTAAATGATAGCAATATAACAAAAAACCACGAGGGTAAATGGAAAGTATACCTAAGAGGTTCTAATAAGTTAGTGCAATTAAACGAGACTGATTATTTACCAGCTTTTGATAGTAAAAAGGAAGCACAAAATTGGATTCAAAATAATTGGATAACAGTTAAAAATTACAATTAAATGACTAATCTAATCCTAAATGACCTAAGTTATTATATATTCGCCTTAATATGGCTGGGGTTTGTTATTGTTGCGGTGATTGAGTTGAAAGGCGGGGAGAAATGAGAAATTTACACTTAACATCAGAAGAATATCGACAACGTAAAAATGAAAAACAAAAACTTTATAAATTAAGCCCAAAAGGTAAATTGACCCAAAAACGATATTATTCTTCAAATGCAAAAGCTAATTCTTCTAGGAAATGGCAAAATAAAAATCTTGAAAAACATAATTGCCACACTAAATTATACATGGCGATTAAAAAGGGTATTCTTAAAAGAGGAAATTGTATCTTTTGTGATAAACCTAATGGTTACGGACACCATGACGACTACACAAGACCATTAAATGTTATATGGGTATGCAATAAGCATCACCCAATTTTACACAAGTTAGGAGGTGAATAATAAATGACACTTGAACAAACAAACAAATTGATAGAATTGTTTCAATTAAAAACAAAACGTGATGGCTTTTATCACACTGCATGGGGCAAAAAAACATTAGAAGGGGTCAGAGCATCAGTTGAAAGAATTATAGCTGGTGAAAAACCTAATTGTGACTGCGTATCTTGTGAAGGAAAGTACCCAGTAGTTTAATGGCTTGTAGGCTCCCGAATGTGCAAGCCTTCGGGAGTCAAACAAGGGATTAAAAATGCAACGACTTAACAAAACCATACTTAAACACCACGCTCCCCAACTTGCCGAAAAGATCGGTAATTTGAGCCCCTTAGAGGCGTTTAACAGGGGTAGAATCAACCAACAGGAAGCATGGTACATCTCCAGAATTATACTCTCTTACTATTTGCAATATCATTTAAAAAAGAGTAATAATAAAAAGGTGGTTAATTGATTGAATTCCAAAAGGTACAGTTTCGATCATTTTTAACTGTCTTTAAGAGGCTCGTTAGCGACAATTGACGGACCTCTTTTTATAACCCGTCCCTAACCGCCGAACTAACTGGGAATAAAAGTGGAGTTTTTCAATTGGCAATAGTGGAATTTTCGTGTACTAAATCCGAACGCAAGTTATCGTTGGCAAGATATACCCAAACTGTGTGACTCTCTCCATGAGGCCCGAAAACTGTTTGGATGGTTCTAATAAATGGGGATTCTTTTTTATTTTCTATTGAGTAGTGCATTAATTGGTCGATCTTCGGCGTATCAGCTGTTGCTACTTCAAATACATAACCGCCGACTGACTCCATGCTTTTGGCGATGTTTTGATCTCCTCTAAAGAAGATTATTCTGCCAAGTGTTGTACCACTAAATAGAAGTTTACAGTTTTTTGTGGGTGGTTGTTTTTTTAGCCAGAAAAATTGCATTATAGTGGTGTTAGTTTTTGTGGTTCTTCTTCGATTGTTATTGATAGGGTTTTTTGAGTTAAAGAATATATATCCTCTATA